AGTCGCCGATCTACTTTGCCCCTAACATCAGCGTGTACACAAAATAATGCCAGTCTTTCTCGATACTCGTGGAAATGCTACCTTGTCCATCGCGATATGCGATAGGTGCAAGATGAAGCGTGCCCATGACGAGATGCGGCCAGACCCCAACTTCCCCGGGCTCCAAGTGTGTGGCCAAGGCTGTGCTGACGAAAAAGATCCCTATAGACTTCCAGCCCGTAAAACTGAGAGAATAACGATCAGATTCCCACGTCCTGACGTGAGCGTCGCCGCCAATGACAACAACCTTGTCACCACACAAAACGGTATTACTGGTGGTAGCTTCATCATCTCGACTGAAGGAAATACTCAGGATCCTGAGAACAACGGTAACCTTGACCAACTGAGTCCTTAATATGTCCGCACAAGTAACGATTTCCCAACTCCCAGCGGCTGGCGCGATTACTGGCACGGAACTCGTGCCTATCGTGCAGAATGGTCAGACCGTACAAACAACCACGTCCGCAATCTCTTCGTCTCCAAACCAGACGCAGACATTCCTGACAAAGAACAATGAGCCAACATTGGCCAACAGCCGATACCTGTCTTCTGGTGCAGGTGTTGGTTTGGTTGATGGTGGCGCGCAGTCTGACCTAGAGATCACGCTAAACGGCGTTGCAGGCACATTAGAGTCGATGAGCGATGGTATTGCCGTCAACGTGTCTGGAACGATGACAGCGCGCTCTATCGCATCTTCTGGCGCTGGTATCTCTGTTACCCAAGGTGATGGCCAATCAGGCAATCCTACGGTCGCTTTGAGTGGCATCCCTGCATCGCTTGCAAACAACAGCGGTACGGGCTTTTTGGCGCTCCCCGGCAACGGTACGGTGTCTGGCCGCACCCTGACTGGTACGGCTGATCAGATTGATATTACAAACCCTAATGGTGTTGCTGGTAGCCCAGTCTTCAGCATTGCTGATAACGCGGTGTTCCCCGGGGCTGAGAGCGTTACCGTCCCAGCAGGCACAACAGCTCAGCGACCAGCCTCTCCATCGAATGGTGACATTCGCTACAACACGGATACAACTCGCTTTGAGGTGTATGCCAACAATTCTTGGGTCAACATTGGTGTTGGCGACGGCACTGTAACTTCTGTCACAGGCACGGCCAATCAGATTACTGTTGCAAACGGTACGACTACGCCACAGGTTGCAATTGCGAGCAACCCAGTTTTGCCCGGTGTCGGTTCGGTGAGAGTCCCTGTTGGCAACAACTCAGATCGCCCCGGCAGTCCCGCAAATGGCATGATGCGGTACAACACCGACATTGCCTTGTTTGAAGGTTATGTAAACGGTGCTTGGGCCACTTTCTCCTCTGGTGGTTCTGGCGTAACTTCCGTTGCTACTGGCACAGGCTTGACTGGTGGCCCGATCACATCGACTGGAACAATTTCGATTGACAACACTGGTGTGACCTCTGGCTCATACGGTGCGGCATCTAAGACCCTGACAGCGACTGTGAACGCTCAAGGGCAGTTGACTGCTCTGGCCGAGACGCCTATAGCAATCACCAACACGCAGGTTTCTGGCCTCGGTACGATGTCCACGCAGAATGCAAGTTCTGTGGCGATTACTGGTGGTGCAATCAACGGAACCACGATTGGTGCAACAACACCAGCGGCTGGTACGTTCACTAGCGTGGCCATGACAAGTGGAACGATCACCACTGCACCGACAAGCGGTACAGACATTGTCAACAAGGACTACGCTGATTCAATTGCATCTGGCCTGAACTATCACCAGCCAGTCAATTACGCATCAACGACTACGCTTCCTGCGTATACCTACAACAACGGTACAGGCGGTGTAGGCGCAACGATTACAGCTAACGCAAATGGCGCTTTGTCTTTGGGTGGCGGATCACCAAGTGCAACTCAGCGTGTTCTGATCAAAGATGAAGCTGGTGCAAACGAGCCTTACAACGGCGTTTATGTTGTCACGCAAGCTGGTAGCTTGATCACGCCATTCATTCTGACTCGTGCAACTGACTACGACACATCAGGCTCAGGAACCAATGAGATTGACCAAGGCGACTATGTTCTGGTCATTTCTGGTACTTTGGCTTCAACTGCATGGGTTCAGCAAACTGCCCTTCCTATTACTGTAGGAACGACAGCACTGAGCTTTGTTCAGTTCAATGCGCCGATCACATACTCTGCTGGCACGGGCCTGACACTGGCATCCACGACATTCAGCATCACTGATACAACAGTTACCGCTGGCTCGTATGGAAGCGCCTCAAGCGTTCCCACGTACTCAGTCAATGCTCAAGGTCAACTGACTGCGGCAAGCAACACAGCTATCGCTATTGCGGCCTCTCAGATCACTTCTGGGGCTGTGGCCATAGCAAATGGTGGTACAGGTCAAACGACGGCTTCTGCTGGCTTTAATGCCCTCTCGCCCATCACCACAACTGGTGACCTGATCATTGGTAACGGAACCAACAGCGCAACACGCTTGCCTATGGGTACAAACGGTTACTTGCTTGGATCTGACGGCACGACAGCCTCATGGGTTCCTGCGCCAGCTAGTGGCGTGACATCCTTCAGTGCTGGTTCGACTGGTTTTACGCCAAGCACGGGCACAACAGGTGCTGTGACCTTGGGTGGTACTTTGGCTGTTACCAGTGGTGGTACAAATATCACCAACTACGCAGTTGGAGACATCTTATTTGCAAACACTACAACATCACTTGATAAGTTGACTGTTGGAGCTTCTACATATATTTTGACTTCAAACGGTACTGCGCCACAGTACACAAACCCAGCATCAATCACTGTTGGAACTGCAACGACAGCTACAACAGCAACAAACATTGCTGGTGGTATTGCAAGCCAAATCCCTTATCAAACAGGTGCTGGCGCAACATCGTTTATTGCAAACGGAACAGCAGGACAAGTATTAACATCAGCGGGTACAAGCGCCCCAACATGGTCTGGAATTAACGGAGGAACTTTCTAATGGCACAAGCAGGCTACACCCCAATTCAGCTTTACCGCACAACGACTGCGGGAGCCGCGCCAACCTCTGGCAACTTAGCCGCTGGTGAGTTGGCTATCAATATTGCAGACGCTGACATGGCGATCTACGCGAAGAACAACACTGGCACTGTAAAACGTATCATTAACAACCCCGCGGGTTTAAAATATCCAACGGCTGATGGTACGAGCGGTCAAGCTGTTGTGACCGACGGTTCAGGTAACCTGTCGTTTGGTAGCGCGGGTATTTCAACTGGTAAAAGTATCGCAATGGCGATGATTTTTGGCTTCTAAGGAACTGACATGGCAAATCCTAATATCGTTGCTGTTACGAGTATCTACGGCAACACCTCGTATCTAATTCCATCAGGCACAAGCGCAACCGCATGGACTGCGCTGACCCCTGCTTCTGGTACGGTCAACAAGATCGACAACTTGGTTGTTTCTAACGTGACATCCAGTGCGGCTTCTGTGACTGTTTCGGTTAACTCTGCAACTGGTGGTGGCGGTACAGCGTACCGTATTGCTTACCAGATCAGTATTCCAGCGAATGCGTCATTGATTGTGATTGACAAGACTACGGCCATCTACCTTGGTGAAAGCCAGTCTATTGTTGTTACGTCAGGCACATCGTCCGCTCTTGAATGCACAGCGTCCTACGAAGCAATTACCTGATTAGGAGCATCCTATGTCGATGCGATATACGGGAAACTATCTCTCGAACACCTTCAATGGTTTGAACACCGCTCCGACAACGGTGGAATACCTTGTCGTGGCTGGCGGTGGTGCTGGCGGTCAAGGTGGTGGCGGTGGTGCTGGCGGTTTGCTAACTGCTACTTTATATGCTGTAACTGTTGTCTTATCTATTACCATAACCATTGGCGGTGGCGGTGCTGGTGTACAAGGAAACAACAGAGGTAATAGCGGCTCTAACTCTGTTTTTGGCTCAATTACTACCACGGGTGGCGGTGGAGGTGGCTGTAATGGAACTCCAGCGGGTTTGTCTGGTGGTTCAGGTGGTGGCGGTGGATATTCTGGTTCATCAGGCACAGGCGGTTCAGGCACATCGGGTCAAGGTTATGCTGGCGGCAATAATTACACAGGCGGCTCTGGCTATGGCGGTGGTGGAGGTGGTGGTTCTGGCTCTGTTGGAATTAACGGAGTAGCTAATATTGCTGGTAATGGCGGTACAGGAACTACATCATCTATTTCAGGTTCTGCAATTCAATATGCAGGCGGTGGTGGCGGTAATGGAAACTCATCACTTTTGCAAACTGGATTGGGCGTGGCTGGCGGTGGTGGGGCAGTCATAAACAGTTTTGGCTATAGTGCTGTTGCAAACACAGGCTCTGGTGGTGGTGCTTCAGGCGATTCTGGTGGAACAGCATATTCTGGTGCTGGTGGCTCTGGCATAGTCATCATCCGCTACCCTTCATACTTAGCCCCAGCAACATCAACAACAGGCTCTCCAGAAACATACATCACTGGTCAATATCGGGTGTATAAATTCATTGCATCTGGAACAATTACATTCTGAGGTTATATGGCAACAGGACTATTCAATCTAAAGCAAGTCAACCAAGCAATCAGTCAAGGTGCATGGTCAGGCTATATTGCGCCTAAATGGGTTGAGTACCTTGTTGTCGCTGGTGGTGGCGGTGGCGGTGGTAATGGTGGCGGTGGTGCTGGTGGATATGGCGGAAGTGGTGGCAGTAACGGAACTGCAAATACTGGTGGTGGCGGTGGTGGTGGCTCTAATTACGGAGACTGGTACGGCGGTGGTGGCGGCGGTGGTGGTG